AACAAAGCGACCATCAAAGTCAAAGTGAATTTTACTATCACTGCCATCGTGGCATATAACTCAAACCCTGCATCCCTGGATAACCTGGAGCAGCTCATCATGGGAATTCTTGCAGCTATACCTGCGGGATATGTGGTTGGAAATGTAGATCGGCCAACCCCATTAGAAGTCGGTGCAAGCACAATGCTTACAGCCGACATCAATGTGTCTACGACCTATACTCAAACAAGCTAAGGAGCAAAAGTGCCAACAACGATCATTACGGGTCGCGATCTAGTCCTAACGATCGCGAGCACTAACTACGATGCGCAGGCAACAAGCGCAACACTCGCAAACTCACCAACCATCGAGACATATCAAACCCTTGATGGCAAGGCATACAAGCACATCGATGACCAATGGACATTTGATGTGTCAATGCTTGCAGACTGGGGCGCTTCAGGATCGCTATGCGAAGCCCTTTGGACTGCGTGCGAAACTGCACCGAATACCACTTTGGCGGTATCGCTAACAGCTGTATCAGGCGCGGTCTTTGCGTTCAATGTGATGCCAGTATTCCCAGCAGTGGGCGGTACTGCACCTGATGCGCAGACAGTGGACTTGTCATTCACAGTCGTGGGAACACCTACCGAGACATTTAGCTAAAACTAAGAACGGGAGCAAAAATGAAACTACCAATAACAATTGAATTCAATTCGGGCGAGGTTGCCACATTTGTGGCAGCCCCACCTGAATGGGTGAAGTGGGAAAAGAGCACAGGCAACATCATCAGCCAAGCGCAGGAGAAGATAGGGCTATCCGATCTCATATTCCTGGCGTATCACGCTATGAAGCGCGAGGCAGCTGGCAAGCCTGTGAAGCCGATCGATGTATGGACTGAAACAGTCGCAAATGTCGAGGTCGGTAACTCTGACCCAAAAGCTACCCAGTCGGAAGCCTAAGCCGAACCCTTTGGGATTTGGCAATCGCAACAGGATTACCGACTAGCGAATTTACAAGTGCTGAAGATGTAATGACAGCACTGGAGATATTAGAGAGGCGAGCCGATGGCAAGTGAGGGAATCAGCTATGACAAGGCTGAATTGCGTGCCATCGCTCGATCCTTTAAGGCAATGGATGAGGAAGCGCTTGACCAAGCAAAAGCCAAATCAAACGCCCTTGCCGAATTTGTATCGGATAAGGTTAAGAGTGCAGCACGCAACGCACGATCCATCCCAAAGGTATCGACTCGAATCGCTGACGGCTCAAAAGTATCTAAATCATCCAAGCTGGGCGAAATCTCATACGGATTCGCGGCGCAAAAATTCAGCGGTGGTGCAACCACTCGTGACCTTTGGGGCGGGGCAGAATTTGGCTCGAATAAGTATAAGCAATTCCCAGTATGGAGTGGTCGTGAGGGTCGCGGTTCGCGTGGATGGTGGATTTATCCAACTCTGCGCAGTATTCAGCCTGACATCGTGAAGAAGTGGGAAGAAGGATTTTCCGAGATAGTTAAGAGGTTCGATTAATGGCAGGAAGTAGAACGCTCAAATTATCCATCCTGGGCGATGTCGATAACCTCAACAAATCGCTCAAAGCTGCCACAGCTGATGTCGAGACTTTTGGCGATAAGGTCACAAAGGCTGGCAAGGTGGTCGGCGCTGCCCTAGTGGCTGCGGCTGCGGCCGCTGGCGCTTACGCTGTCAAAATCGGCGTGGATGGGGTCAAAGCCGCCATCGAGGATGAAAAGGCACAGACACAGTTAGCCCTGGCGCTAAAGAACGCCACAGGGGCTACAGAAGGCGCAATCGCTGCTACTGAACAATTTATCTTGCAGCAATCTTTGGCCACTGGTGTGGCAGATGATGAACTGCGCCCAGCGTTGCAGCGCCTTGCGCTATCGACAGGCGATGTCAAAAAAGCCCAGGATTTGCTCAAGATCGCAATGGATGTATCCACAGCTACAGGCAAGCCACTGGAAGCGGTAGCCAATAGCCTCGGTAAAGCCTATGACGGCAACACCACAGCACTGGGCAGATTAGGCATCGGTCTATCCGCTGCCGAATTGAAAACCATGTCATTTACCCAGGTGCAGGACAGACTCACAGATTTATTTGGTGGCGCAGCTGCGGCAAATGCTGACACCTATGCAGGCCGCATCGCTCGTATGCAAATTGCTTTTGATGAAGCCAAAGAGACTATCGGCTTTGCGCTTTTGCCTATTTTGGAAAAGCTGATGAAGTTCATCAACCAAATTGCATTGCCGGCAATCAATGCAATGTCCAGTGGCTTTGGCCTAGACAAAGGCGGCATCGGTGGAGCAATTACCACCCTGGGCAATATCATCGTCAATGTATTCACGCCAATTATCAATGGCCTACTTAAAGCATTTGGATATATAAAAAATGCCATTGGCGATAACCTGGAGACATTCAAGGAATTCGGCGGCTATATTGCCCAGTACCTTGCGCCAGTAATCGGCACAGTATTAGGCGGTGCGCTTCAGGTAGTTGGCAAAATTGCAGGCGGTGTCATCGATGTCATCGCTGGAGTCATCAAGGTAATCAACGGACTTATCGGCGGCGCGATCGATGGAATCAATGCCCTGATTCGCGCATATAACGCAGTGCCGCTATTGCCTAACATTCCAACAATTAACAAGCCAACACTCAACACGCCATCAGTGTCCAGCGCATCAGTATCCGCGCCTTCTATTCCTTCAGTGCCATCAATGGCAATGCCATCGGTGAGCGGTGCATCATCAGGGGCAGCGGCCGCATCGGCTTCAGCTGCAAGGGCGCAGGCACTTGTGCCTACAGTGACAATCGGCGGCGCACCTGCGGGATACCGCCCCGAAACCTTTACACCTACTGCAACCCTGGGTGGCGCACCTGCAAGCTATGTGACCAACAATGTGAACATCGGCGTAGCTGGTGATCCTGAAGGCGTAGCGCGTGCGGTAGTCGATGTCATTAACACTTCATATTATCGCGGCGGTCTAGGGGCACAGGCGTACAAGCTATGACCCAATGGACACCCGAATGGCAATTGAGCATCAACAGCGTTGATTACACAAATATCACTTTATCCAATCTAACAATCACTTCAGGCCGCACCGACATTTATAGCCAGCCACGCGCAGGATATGCCAATATCGAAATTATCAATTTGGATTTGACCCCAATCACCATCGATGTCAATGACGGCCTATCAATTAAGGTCAAGGATTCAACAGGCACATTTGTCAATATCTTTGGTGGCAGCGTTACCGATTCGCAAGTCGAAGTCACATCAACTGGCACAGGCGGCATCAATGAATCAATCCGAATCACAGCTTTAGGGTCACTGGCCAAATTAACAAAAACACTGACCGAGGGTGTGCTGGCAAAAGATTTTGATGGCGATCAGATTTACGCCGTACTAGCTGACACATTTTTCAATACCTGGGCTGAAGTGCCAGCGGCAACTACCTGGGCAACCTATAACTCCACGACTACATGGGAAGATGCCGAGAATTCAGGTGTGGGCGATATAGACCAACCTGGACAATATGAGTTAGCAGCTCGATCTAGCAGCTTGACTGACATTTATTCGCTAGTGGCTGGACTGGCAACTTCAGGCCTGGGGTATTTGTATGAAGATGCTCAAGGCCGTATCGGTTACGCGGATGCCCTTCACCGAGGCTTATATCTAGCCAATAACGGCTACACCCTTTTAAGCGGCAATCATGCGCTATCGCGTGGGATTCGCACTATTCGCCGCCTGGGCGATTTGCGCAACAATGTGACCATCACCTATAAAAACGGCCAGCAAGAATCGGCCATCGATTTGTCATCAGTAGATCAATATGGGGCACAAGCCGAAAACATCAGCACCACGCTAGAAAACACTGCCGATGCTTTGTCTCAAGCTGAATTCTATTTGGGGATTAGAGCCTGGCCACAAGATGTATTCGAGTCGATTACCTTCACCCTGGGCAATTCTGAACTGGATGACAGCGACCGCGATTCATTGCTCAATGTGTTTATGGGCTTACCGCTTGACATCACTGACCTGCCAGCCAATATGGTCAATGGTCGATTTCAGGGATTTGTCGAGGGCTGGACTTTCAGAGCTGGTTACAACCGCCTGGACATCACACTCAATGTGTCACCTACAGCGTTCAGCTTGCAATCAATGCAATGGCTGGATGTGGGTGTCACAGAGACATGGAACACACTATCAAATACACTTGACTGGAATGAAGCCATCATCGTGGCATAAGGAGACAGAATGGCAACGACAACAAACTTTGGGTGGGAAACGCCTGACGATACCGATTATGTCAAGGATGGCGCGGCTGCGATGCGTACCCTGGGCAACAGCATCGACACATCATTTGTCGATTTAAAGGGTGGCACGACAGGGCAGATTTTATCGAAAGCATCGAATACTGATCTTGACTATACATGGATCACCAATGATGTGGGTGACATTACCGCAGTGGTCGCTGGCACAGGATTAACTGGCGGCGGTACAAGTGGAAGCGTGACCCTAAATCTTGATTCAACCGCAGTCATTGCTCCAACCATTGTTGATGCAAAAGGTGATCTCATTGCTGCAACAGCTGCCGATACAGTGTCGCGCCTAGCGGTCGGCACAAATGGACAGGTATTGATGGCCGATTCAACTACAGCGACAGGCCTTAAATGGGGTACGGCTGGCGGTGGCGGTAAAGTTTTGCAGGTCGTATCTGCAACTTATTCCACCGAATTCACGACAACTTCTGCAACCATGCAAGATACTGGTCTTAGTGCAAGCATTACGCCTTCAGCAAGCACTAGCAAAGTTTTAGTATTAATGACTAATAATTTTGCTGCGACTCGTACTGGGGATGACTGTTATTTTAGATTTCAGATTCTTCGCGGTTCAACTACTATTTTCATAGGTAATTCTAATGAAGGTTATGCAGAAGCAAATCAAACATCAAATTTACGCCAATTTTATACAACGGCAACAGCAAACTATTTAGACAGCCCGGCAACTACATCGGCAACAACTTACAAAGTACAAATTCGATCAGTTGGTGGAAGTAGCGTAAGAGCTCAATACGCAGGCGATGCGGCTTCAATTATTCTTATGGAAATAGGTGCATAATGAAAGATTATTTATCAGCGGCAATTTTATCACTGCGCCCAGGCAGCGAATTTTCATTCACCGACAATGATTATTCGACTATCGAATGGCACACCCTAGAAGGTGTTGCACCAACAAAAGCACAAATCGATGCCGAAATTGAAAAAATCAAAGCGGCTGAAATTGCAGCGGAAAATGCAAAAGCAGCGGCAGCTGCTTCAGCTGTGACAAAGCTCGAAGCCATCGGCCTGACAGCCGAAGAAATTGCAGCTTTACGCGGATGACATACCCAATGGGTACAGCACC